CTCGCAGCTCGCGTAGTCCGAGTCGAACTCGTCCACGATCTTGTTGCCGAGCTTCTTGATTGCAGCCTGCCCGTCCGGGTGCGCGTCGAAATCCTCGGCCAGGTTCAGCGAATCCTCGCTGTAGGTGAAGATGCTCTCTGTAGGCTCTTCCTCGGGGGCGTCGACCGAATACTGGTCCTCGGGCGCCGTGGCGGTATTTGCCTCGGGCTCGCCCGGGAAGTCGTCGAGCGTCGGGTCTTCGTTGTCGGTCGCCATCAGCAGAGTTCCTGTCCGTAGCCATGGCGGCCACGCCGTCCGGTGTTCAGCTTCGCGTCTTCGTCTTCCCACTCATCCTTCGACTCGCGGGTCTCCGGTATACCAGCTCGCCCGCGGGATGCGAAGGCCACGCCGTAAGCGAAGGCGTCGTAACCGTGGTCGTCACCGCCGCTGGCAGGCTCCTCGGAATTGCTCAAATTGGTCTGAATCGCCGGCAAAGTCTGAATCAGGTAGGGGCAAGTGTCGAAGATGACTACACCAGGGACCTTCGTCCCTTCGTCGTGGTCCGTGAGGCGCTTGATGATGTGGGCCGCGTTCGTCTGCCGTGATTTCTTGTCCGCGCGGCGCCAGTGCACACCCCTATCACGGAACATGTCGCCCATGGTGAGGCCGCTTTGGCCGCGCATTTCCCACAGTTGCGTGTCGGCCACGCCCTCGATGCGCGACGCTCCGCGCTTCTCATCCCAGAGCTTGAAGCCGGTTTCGATGACTTCCACCATCGCCGCCACCTCGGAGTCGAGTTTGCCCTTGAACTTCAGTTCCTTGATGACGTAGAGCGTCTCCTCCTCGTCCATCGCATACCAGTAGATCACGCCCGTCACCTTGTATCCCCAGTCCATCGAGCGGAAAAAGCGCCAGTCCGCGGGGCACTTGAACGGCTTGCAGACGTGGAGCGTCTTGTTCCAATACTCCGCGAAAAAACTGCCTTCAGTGACGTACCAGTCGCCCTCGAGCAACGCTTGACGGATATGCGGCGGGCTGTTCAGCAGCTTGATTTCGTACTGCTTCACGAACTCCTTGTTGGGGTTGTCGTGTAGCTTCGCTGGCATGTACAGCGTTTTGTACCACTCGACCGAGCCGTCCCTGCGCGTGAGTTTCTTCTTGAAAATCACGTTGCCCTGAGGCGCCTTGTCGACGAAGCGGCGGCGCACCCAATGCGGGTCGTGGATGATGAACTGATCGGTGCCATCGCGGCGCATCAGCGGGTTCGACATCGCCCGAATCTTGAGCATCAAACTCAGCACGGAATCACTCGACCGGAGGCGGGTGCAGATTTGGTCGTACTGCTCCTCATTGAACTGCGTGAGTTCGTCGAAGTAGATGGCGGTGAATTCGAACGACATGAAATTTTCCCAGTCGTTCGGGTCCTTGCAGTGGCCAAACTGGTATCGGAAGCCGCTCGAAAACGTCCACGTGCTCTTCTGCTCGTTCCACTGCGCGCCAGGATCGATGGCCTTGAACAGCTTGTGAGACAGCGCGATCGTCTGCTCGAGATTGAGCCGCGTGCGCCGCAAGTGTAGCGCCCAGCCCGTCGACGCGCCCCAAGCTTGATGGTGCTTGTGCTTCGTGTTCGCACAGCGCTCGTGTTCGATGATGACCTGGTCGAAGATGTCGCCGAGCAGACAGAACGTTTTCCCGGGCCCCGCGCTTCCAGCGCCGAGCACTTCTTGAATGCCGAGCCGAGTCGTGTTGTGGAAGCGCCGTTGCCACTCCGAGGGGTTGTAGACGATGTTGTCGCTCATGGCGTCGTCTCGTCCACCAGAATACCCGCAGCATCCAGAATTTCTAAAATGGTTCCGAGGATGAACAAAGTGTCCACCGATACGGAACCCATCACGGCTGTTCCGGGCGTTGTCTGCCGGATGTACGGGATGACCTCTCGGTTCACCATCTCCACGATGTTTTCCTTCGTGACAGCGCGAGTGGTTAGCTGGCGGCGGCTCACTTCTGCGCCTTGGCCCAGTCTTGAATCAGCGTGCGCAACCCCGAGCGCAGCGCGAAGTCGGGTGAGCGCGTGAGTGGCCCGTACTTCGTCCAGCTGAGGCGCTGCTTTTCCGTCATGTCGCGCCAGTCGCGCTTGGCTAGGTCCGGGTGACCGAGCGCCCAGCACAGCTTCTTGTCAGCCTCGAAGCAAAGCTGGGAAATCTGAATCGGGCTGAAGCGTGGTATTTCATCGGCCTCCCGCTTCCAGTCGCCCAGGTTGTAGCTCACGTCGTCGATGGCCGGGCGGTCCTTGCGGATTGCATCCTTGCCGAGGCGCCTGACCGCGTAACCTCGATCCCCTGTCTGGAAATGGCGGTAGTAGACGCGCTCGTGGAGCGGCGGCTCATAATGGTCGGGCGTGGTCGGCGTCACCGCGCTCGTCCTTCCCAAGCTTCGTGCGTCGCACGCAGATAGTCATGGCGCCAGCACTCAGTCATGCAAAACACGTCCCGCGCCTCGACTTCACCGGCCTCTACGAACGAGCACTCTTCGCCAATATTCTTGGTGAAAATGACCGCATAGTAAATCTCACCCGCCTCAGCCTTGCGCAAAAGCTCTCGCACCGCCTCCACGCATTGGTCACTAACCTTATTTTCTACGGCGCCTATCACTCGACCTCGCGCTCTTCAAACGGACAGATTGGCTTTTCTAGGTCATCTGGTATCAGGCGAGCGTACTCCGCGCGAGAAATCACCAGCTCGCCTTTCGCCGCGATCAATCGCTTCGCCGCTAGGCAACGCTCACACGTACCGCACGGACGGCTTTTTGTCTTTTCCGCGCTCATTCAACCTCGCGCTCTTCAAACTGCGGGATGGCGGAGCTGTCGATCAAAATCTTGCCCACGTTGAGCACGTGGCTGCCGCCTTTCTCCGCCGCGTTCGCCTTCATGATTCCGATCGCCATGTTCGCCGCCACCTTCACGAAGCCCGGAGCATCTGCCGATGGCAGCCAGCCCGCGGAAGCAAGCCGATAGACCTTGTGGGTTTCTTCATCGTCTCCGCCGTTCTCGAGCGCCATCTTCCAGAACTCGGGGTCGTCAGTCGGGGTCGCGGCGCACTTCGGGTTCACATCCCGCGCTCGCATGTAGTCGCCAACCACCTTCATCGAGTCGCCGAAGATCTTGTTCTTGATGCCCGCCAGCGCCTCGTTCTGCTCGGCCTTTCGCGTGAGCGCGTCCTTCTTGGGCCGCTCAACCAAGACGCCCGACAGCACCTCTTCTGGAGGCGTGTCGGCCAGAAACGTCTTGGTCTTGCGGGCTACCATCAGTACCCGGTCTTCTTGCCCTTTGCGGCCATGCTGGACATTTTACCGGCCCCGTACTTCTTGCGGCCAATCGAAGCGGCCAGCGCGCCGGGGTCCGAGACGCCCTTTTCCTTGCCGAGCTTCGCCTTCAGCGCCTTGAAGCGTCCGCCGCTGCCGAGCTTAGGCTTTGCCATGCCCCTACTCTGCCGCCTTTCCGGCCGTTTGACCAGCGGTGACAGCCTCCGCGGGTACGCCCGCCCACATGTCACCCTGCGGCGTCACCATGTACGGGATGGGCTTATCAGCCCAATCGCGGGTTGCGACCCAATACGCAATGCGATTACGCGCCGCTCCATCCTTCACGCTTCGAAGCATGCGCTCGATCCGTCCCATCACGAGCAGCTCAGGGTCTCCCGCTTGCCGCACCACGACTCGCTTCGTTTTCTCTTCCGCCATCTTTCAGCTCTTTCTCCATTAGGGCCAACATGGCCGTTTTAGTCAGTAGCTCATCTCCCCAGTGAATCAGACAGCCTGCCTGTTTAGGCGACAGGACCCAGTAGCCAACGTAGCCAAGGACGGTTTGCCAGCCATCGCCAGGCAGTACGCCCGCTCCTACGAGTGAGTCGAACAGCAGCTTCGTCCCACCTCCAACCACGTTGTCGGGGTCGCGTCTCGTATTGGGCTCTCGAAACAGCACCGTGGCGTAGCCTGGTTCCTGAAGGCCTATCTTCCTCGCTTGCGTCAGCAGCTTGATTTGTCCGTACCATTGGCACTTCAGCTCGTTGTATCGGTTCCAGTTCCCACACTGCGTTGACTTGCCTGCCAGTAACTCATTCAGCCCCGGCAGGCGGCCGGCTATGTACAGGTTCATCATCCTCTTCATCGCCAGCCAGGTAGTCGTACCGGTTCGTCGCCAGCGAATTTCCTTCAGCGTCAAGAATCAACCCAGGTAGCGGCTCTCGCTCCGGCTCCAAAGCAGTGGCCGGCACTGGCCCATGCGGGCTTTTTCGCCGCTTCCATCGCCGTACCGGTCTCCACACACGCGCAGGTTAGCTGAGCGTGTTGACAGTGTCCAGCAGAATGTTTGTGTCATATTTTGCAGCCAAAACCGATTTGTCTTGACACGACGTTGGCACACTAGTAGCAAATCTTTTCTGTTAGGTCTCTAACCCAGAAGCAGAGCAACAAGGGCGAATCTGGATTCGCGCTGTCTCCCGGCTGCTGCATCGACAGCAGCGCTTGCTCGGGTTGGTGCTCGCCACCAACGCTTCCCTGCTCCGCTCGGTTTTGCTGAGGGGTGCGCGTTGACTTCGCGGCCGACTCATGTACACTGTCAACGGCGGGTAGCTGGATGCTTGCCTCCCCGCAAACGGGCGCCATATCGCCTCGAGCAACGTACTGATCACACGGCCGCAGAGGTTGACTCGCGTTTTGCCAGCTACCCGCCTTTTTCAACGCGCCCAGCGCCGCTACACGAGGTACCCATGCCTGAGCTTGAAAAGGAACTGTGCCCGGACTGCGGTCGCGCGAAGGCGTTGCGCCCAGTCTGTCTCGAGCCGGACGGTGATTGCAGGGCCGCCGTTTGCGGGTGTCAGGACTGCGTGCTGCGGTGCTGCCGTATTACCATCGTTTTGCTTCGGGCGGACCTGGAGCGCTGTCGCGCGCTCCTTGCCGCGGATATCGCCGGCAGCCCAACAACTCCGCGCGCCGCCTAGCCTGCGACGGGAGTCCAGCATCAACGCGGAAACACTGCGCCAGTTCATCGGCTCCCCGCGCGCTTCACGCTGGAAGCGCCTCTGTGAGGCGGCGGAGGTGAGCTACAAGCGGGAAGGGCAGCTAGCTCGTAGGCTTACTTACGGCGAGTGCCGGCGGGTGATGG